GTAGCAGTACAGCATACAAGAACGTTCAGCGGTGCAAAATCGCGTCTGATTCTGATTTGATTTTCCATATTCCTTGTTTATTAATTGTTATATTCTGACGGATCGACGGTTACGCTGCCAGTAGCCGTGTTCCCCTGCTCATTCGTTGCCGTGAAGTTGAACTGCGTAGACAAGATCGCTGCTGCAAGATCTGCTTCCGTGATGACAAGCGTTCCTGCGAAGTCTGTGTGCGCGTTGTTCCAGACTGCATCTGCGCCAGTATTGCCAGACTCGCGTGTGACAGTCCAGTGAGTGACTTGACTTGTCACGTCTTCGTTGTAGCCGTTGTAGACCTTGCAGACAAGTGTCTTCGTCTCTCCGTCGCCCATGAAGTTGTCGCCCCCAGAGTCGATCATCATGTAGTAGCGCGAGTTCACTATCTGTTCGATGCGTCCAGTGAGATAGATGTTGTTCAGATACGCTGAATATCCAGTCATGTCGAGACCGAAGATCGAAAGATTCGAGAGATCGCCAGTCTGCATTGCGATATTGTTCACGTCCCACTCCCACGATGTCTGATTGATCAGATAGCGCGTGTACGTCTTCGTGTTGAACTTGCACTTCTGACGTGACGTGTTCGTAGGATTCGCGTAGCAAGCGAACGTCATGAATGCGTGCGGGTGCTTCGGGTACGGATGACGCGTTGACACTGCACGCAGCACGTACTTGAATTCCGAGTTGTGGACTGTGTCCGTGATCTCCGTGATACGGAAGTATGACGTGTAGAAGCCTGCAAAGCGGAAGTTTCCGCGTCCGTCATCGTAGTCATCGGAAGAATTGTCCGCTGCGATCTCCGAGTGATAGATTCCCATGCAGAGATCATCTTCTGCGATCGCTCCGTATTCTCCGTCTTCGAGTTTCAACTTGATCGTTCCAGTGTTAAGCTGATTCCCCTCTCCGTCAACGTCGATCGTGACTGACTCGATGATTCCTGCGCCAAACGTAGTCCATGAGTTGCCGACTTCTATATCTGTGCGATTGTATCGCAGTTCTGGAACTTCCAAAAACTCACGCAGGATCAGAGACTTCAACTCTGCGTCAGCGTCGCCAGTTATGCGTCCACCGATGCCCCCGACGATGCCTGCGACGAAGTTCTGTCCGAACTGTGCTCCTTGAATATGTCTGGACTGCTTCTCGAAAGTGATCGCGCCTGCTGCCGTATCGTCTGCGTCCTTGCGCAAGAACATGCGACGTGCCTTTGCTGATGTGAGTGCGCCTGCGCTGTTGCTGTTGACAACGTATGTCAGTTGTCCGAGTGCGTCAGTGACAAGCTTCACTTCCTCGCGTAGCGTTGTCGTTGACCCTGCTATGCGGTCTTCTCCGATTTTGATTTCCTGCTTGTAAGGAATAGCGAGATTCGTCTTCACTGACAAGACGCGTGTGTCGTAGCTGTAAGCGCGATTTTTGTACGTCACAGCTTGTCCGACATGCAGGATCAGAGAGTCTTTCTTGAACTGCACAGCGTTCGAGTTGAACGTGTAGTTGTTCAGATCCAGAAGCATCTTCGCGATCTCCACGTCAAGCGTGTCTGCAAGTTCTGCCTGCGATGACTTCACGTATTCAGCAGGCATCTTGATATTGAACAGTGTGACACTGTCTCCGTTCGTCGGAACAAGATACTGTTTCGCAGGAATGATCGCCCCATTCTGTTCAACAAAGATGATCTCGTAGTCGCCTGCAAGAACATGAAAGTCGCCAGAAACGCTGTCAACTGTCTCTGCACGCTCATGCCATGCAAGTTCAAACTCGCGATCAAGAAGATTTCCACTGTTGAAGTGAACGGAAAGCGTCAGTCCTGCGATGATCAGATCAGTAGACATATTGAAGTTAGCGATCTGGAAGTACCAGATTGCGTATGTCTCATATATTGGGTTGTGCTGTTCGTCTTCTCCGATCTGGATCTTGTTTCCGTCTTCGTCAAGACGATACATCAGTCTGCTTCGAACGTTGGAGATCGAGAGTGCAGAACGCGGATAGATGCCTTCGAAGACTATGCTGATAGGAAAGACTTCGCCACGCGCAAGATCAGAGACGAATTCGCCAGTGACAGCGTCGAAGTGTCCGCTGATGTCCTTGTAGCCTTGCGGATAGATGTCTGGATCGAGCGTCAAGTGCTTCGTGACGCTGCTGTTCGTCGCAGCACCGTTATAGTCCTGCGTGATATTGCGCGATGATCCGTAAGCGTAGAAGCGCGTGTAGTACTTGTCACGCGTGTTCTGGACGTTCGGATGATTGATGTTCTTTGAGACTTCAAGCGTGAGATCGTCGTAGTAGCCAGTGAGATCTGCATCGAACTGCGCCTTACCGAAGTAGATCGTGTTCGATTTTAGATCTGCGTGCCACTCTGTTTCAAAAGCTTCCGCGATCATATTCAGTCCAGACATGATCGTCACGTTGCTGAATGTCAGATCGACGTACTTGTTCACGATGTTGTCTGCGATGTTCGCGTGCCAGATCTCGCCAGTCTCGTAGAGTATGCTGTTGCAGACAGCTACGAGAAAGTCCACTGGACGCGCTGTGAGAGACCAGTCGAATTCCTTTGACTGGATGACGTTTTGTGCGCTGAAAGTGTACCAGAAGAAGGGTTGACGATCCCACAGCATTGCTCTGGACTTGAAGACTGGCTCATATTTGAATCGCTTGTCATCAGTCTGATCTGGTGTGTACGGATCTGCAAGCGTGTAACGCTCATTGTTGACTCTGATGTACGATCCTTGCGGAAGACGCACAAGCGAGCCGTAGACGAATGACAGCGTTATATCGTCACGCTTCATCAGTTCTTCTGTGTGCTCGCAGTTCTCGTTCAGAAGCACGTCGAAGACTTCCACGTCGGACGTATTGTAGATCTTGATTCTCTCTGTCATAGTCTTTAGCTGTTATTGTTAGACTGTGTGATGTCCGTCTGTGCTCTGTTCTTTGGATTCGGTTCTTCCAGAGTCAGCGCGAACTTCGCATTGCGCTTGAAGAATGTCTGGAACTGCTTGCAGTCATGATATACGAAGCGGAAGTACACTGTCTTAGGATCAGTGATCTTGATGACGATCTGCTGCTTTTCCAGTTCAGCACAGAAAGCGTCGTACTTCGTAAGGAAGTCCGCTTCACTCGCTGCTGTCATGTTCAGCGTCAACTGGATCGTGCGTGACTCGACTTTCGGATCTTCGTCGTAGAACACTTCTTTTCCGTCAGCGATGACGCTCTCATTCTCGATCGGCTTCTTCACTGCAAGCGGTGTCAGAAGTGCTGTCAGAGACTTCTGATCGAGATAGATCCCGAACTGCGTGTATGAGTTCACTCCGTTGATTTCAAATGCTCCTATCATAGCTTTTTATGAGTTTTGTTCGACGATACGTTTGATCTTGCTTAGATCGCTCTCTATTCGCGGCAGACTGTTAGAGTTGCGCGATATGTTTTCAAGATAAGTCTGACAGTTGAAGATAAACTCGTTCGTTGCTTCCAGAAGCGACATTGTGAGCGACTGATTCTGTGCGATCACTGGGATCTGATCGATCACGAAGTCTGCAAGACGCGTTGTCTGCATAAGCTGTGATGTCTCACGTCCGAGTAGTGCAGTGCCAGTTTCCTCGCTGACTGTCTCGTAGCCACCGCGTGAAGCTTCCTGACTGATAGAACTGCTGCTGTCATATCCAGTGACGCGTGCGAGTTCGTCACGGATGCGTATTGCTTCCTTGACATATCCTTCGTATTCCGTCTGCAACGCAGTGCGCTCCGAGTCAGAGAGTGTTCCGTCAGACATGTTAGTGGCGAACTTCTCGTACCAAGATTTCAGCTTTTCAGAGTACAGTTTTCCGATCTCGTTCGACAGCATAGCCTGCATGAACATCTTCGAGACATCTTTCGAGAAGTCCTCTGTCTTCGATTCCATATCCATAAGCATGCTGACGAAGTTGTCGTAGATCGTGTCGAAAGTCGTTGCTGTCTGCTGTTCGCGTATAGCGTTCTGCATGTCTTCGATACGTGCAGATCCTTCGATGATCTTGTTCAGATAGTCGCGAACGTCTCCGTCAAGCTTCGCCCAGAAAGTAGGTGCAGTTTCCTGCAACTTCTTCAACTGTTCGATAGAGAGATCAAAAAGTCCAGTCATACGTCCGTCTGCGACTTCCTCGTAGCTGAATCCTGCTTCTCTCGCTGCTTTGTATAGTTCCTGCCAACCTTCGTATGACATGCCGTTGCGGATGCGCACACCGATAGAGTGAGATCCCATAGATGCGCCAGAGTTCAGACGCTCTTTTCCGAGTGTGCGATATGCTTCGATCTCCTTGTCTATCAGAGAGAGTGCTTCTTTTCCGACAGCTTGAATCTCTGATCCGTAAGAGATCTTCAAGTATTCAGTCTTGCGATCGATAAGAATATCCCAGACATCGATCAGTCCGTTGTATTCCTCGACCATTGCATTGTACTGCGAATAATCCGCGCCAAATAGTCCGTCGAGAGCGTCAACGACTTGTCCGATACCTTGAACGGCTGACATTGCACCGCCTACGATGTCGCCAGACATCATCTGTCCGACTCCCGCGCCTGCTGTTGCGATACCTCCGAGTCCGTCCATGACTCCTTGAAGCTTTGAGTCATCGAAGCCGAAGATCGTTCCAAGACTTGAACTAAAGTCTTTCAGAGACGGAAGGAAAGAGTTTATATCGCCTGCAAGCGATGTGATCGCGTTGCCGTAGTCGCCTACGCTCTTAGCTTTCTTGAACTGATTGAAAGTCTCATTCAGATTCGACTTGAACGACTGGAAAGCTGACTTGTCTTTCAGAACGTTTTTCAGTTCGCGGATGCGCTCTGTGACTTCCTTGATAGAGATCGATCCGTCTTGAATCTTCTTGATTTCGTCATCAGTGAAGCCGAGAGATTTCAGATCAGCTTGCGAGATCACTTTGTCGGACGTGCTTAGAGCGTTTCCAGAAGCGTCCATGATCTTGCCGTTCTTTCCTTCCATGAAGTTGATCAGCGTCTCGTACTTCTTGATGATCTTGTCGATCTCCGAGACAGACTTTCTGGAAGTGTCAGCGAACAGATCTGCCATAGACTGTGCAGCGAGTCCGAACTTCTGTTCAAGCTGTGCAAGACGTTCGTTCTGCTGTTCCTCTGCCATGCGTGCTGCTGCTTCGTCGCCAATAGCGCGTGCAGTGTTGATCTTTTCCGTGAATTCCTCTGTGATCGCAAGTCGCTGCTGCTGATAAGTGCCGTACTGCTGCAAGTACTCGTTCCAAGACTTGCGTATTTGCTCGTTGGCTTCTCTCTGTTGCGCGATCTCCGTCTGTGCGATCAAGTTATCATACGCGGACGTATCGACGCTTCCTGCGTCGCCTTTGAACGTCTGCTTGCGATACTTCTTGTCCTTTGCTTTCTTCAAGTCTTCCTGCGCGTCGAAGATCTCCTTCTGCGCCTGCAAAGTAGCGTTGATGAAGTCCTGCTTCTGCTTTTTCAGAGACTCGATCTGCAACTTATTGTTCAGTTCACGCTGTCTGCGCTCGCGCTCGCCTGCGTCTTCAAGTCCGTTGATGACAGCTTGTTCAGTAGCGTTCTGCATATCCAGAAGCTTCTGCTTGCGATCTTGCTCGCCTTGAAGCATAAGCTGATCGATCCGTTCCTGCGTAGAACGGATCTGTTCGTATCGCTGTGCTGCTTCGTTTGCAGCCTGCTTCGCGTCGTTCGCAGCCTTAGTCTTCTGCTGTTGTGCTTTGCGCTGCTGTGCTTCGATGTCGATTCCGACGGACTTCAATCCAGACTTCGCTTCGTCAAGACGCTTGTTTGCAGCCTGCCACTCGACTTCCGACTTCTTGCGTGCAGCTTCCTCTGCTGCTACGGCTGCGTTGTACTCTGTCATAGCGTCTTTCTGCGCTTGCTCATGAGACTTCGCAGTCATGCCTTGCAGACGCTTAGACTCGCGCTCTGCATCATCGTAGGCTTTCTTTGCGCTGTTATAGTCAAAGATCAGTTGCAGTGGGATCTGATACCACGGATTTTCGCGGACTTTCTCTTGCTCCGACTGCATTTCTGCTTCAAGCTTGTCGAAGACAGCTTTCGCGTCAGCGAGAGTCTTCGATGCTTCCGAGATCTTCACGTCAAGCGGACGGTTTTCCTTCTCTGCCTGCTGACGTGCTTTCTCATATTCCGCAAGCTGCTTCTTGTACTCTGCGAGTGCTGACTTAGCTTTCGCGATCTGTGACGCGAATTGAGAGACAGCTATTTGAGATCCTTGTGTAGCTGCTGTTGCAGCAGAATTCATTGCGGATTCCAGACCTTTGATCTTTCCTTCCGTGTCGCTGATATTCTTCTGCAACATTGCGTACTTCGTATCGTCAAGCTGCTTGTTCAGTTCCTTCGCAGCGTTCGCAGCGTCCAGTGTCGCAAGTTCCTGCTGTGAGTACTTGTCCGTCAGTGTAGGCGCAAGCGACTGCAACTCTCTGTATGCTTCTGCCTGCTGTACGGCTGTTGCGTTAGAGTCCTGCACAGTCTTGATCAGAGACTCGATCTTCTGTCTGCGTTCGTCAAGTAGCTGCTGCTGACGTTCAAGCTGATCGTTCGCTGCCTTGATTCCCTTTTCCTGCGCTGATTCAGCAGTAGCGAGTTTATAGACAGCGTAGACCATGCCGACGATAGCTGCTGTTGCAAGCACGTAAGGATTCGTCAGCGTCGCTCCGAGTCCAGAGAGAGACGCTTTCAGACGTGTCTGTGCTGCTGCAAGCAGTGTAGACGTAGCGGCTGCGCGTGCTTGCTCGATAGACAGCGTGTGTCCTGCCTTTGCAGCGAGAGACATTTGAAGTGCTGCTTCCGCTTCGACAGCAGAGTGCGCTGCCTGCACAGCAGTTTGCAACATGATCGCAGCTTTGTATGATCCGTAAGCTGCTACGAGCGTCATGAGGATCTTTCCGATCGTCTCGTAGTTCTCGACAAGCGTAGCGACACCAGAGATTCCTGCGCTGATCATTCCCTGCGTGTCCTTGCCGATAGAGTTGAACATTGAGTCGATATTGTCTTCCAGATTCGACAGCTGTCCTGCGATCGTCTGTGACTGCTTTTCTATAAGTCCGTAGAACTTGCCGCCCTCGTTAGTCATAGACTCGATAGCTTTCTTCACTTCCTCTGCGCCTACTTTCCCCGCAGTGACAAGTTCCCCGACTTGATCCTTTGCGACTCCGAACTGCTTCGCGAGTTCGTCAGCAAGCGGAATTCCTCGACCCATGAACTGACGAAGATCCTGCGTGAACATTCTGCCCTGCGTCATTGTAGTTCCGTACAGCATGACAAGATCTCCAAGCGGGATCGACAGTCCAGATGCTATGTTTCCGAGACGGATCAGCATGTCGTTGACTTCGTTCGCTGCTGTTCCGTATGCAAGTAGCTGCTTCGCTCCGTCTGCGACTCCCTTCAAGTCAAAAGGTGTCGTTGCAGCAGTCTTCGTCAACTGCTTCATCAGAGCGTCAGCTTCCTTTGCGCTGCCAAGCATGACTTCGAAAGCGACTTCAAGCTTCTGGAACTCTCCGCGCACTTTCATGATCTGCGTGCCGAATTCCTTCAAAGTCGCTGCTATGCCGATAGCTGCGAAAGCCTTGCCGATATTCTTCGCAGCAGAGTTGAACGAGTTGTCTACGACTTCGCCCTGCTGCTGTGCTTCCTGCCCGATCTCATGAAAGATGTTCACGACATCTTGCTTGTCACGATTCATCTGCTTGTGATCAAGCGTGACCGCGTATGATACTGATCCGTTATCGTTGTTCATATACTATTTTAATCCTTTGAATGGGTTTGTTACGTCACCTTCCGCGAGACCCTTGAAGTTGTTCGGATTGTTAGCGTCGAGAGATTCATCCCAATCGTCTTCGTCTGAATCGTAGGTAGGTGTAGCGAAGCCATACATGATCATGTTCTCGTATGTCATCGAATGCAGAACGTAGTCTGGTGTAACTCCGAGATTCTTGCATGCTCCGAGTATCATTGCCCAGATCGAGTCGTTCAGTCTACCACCTCGCTTCTTGCCTTTGTTGGCTTTAGAATGTTCGCTTCCGCAAGCGAAGTGGTAAGCCCGAAAAAACTTCCGATCTCCAACTTCGTGAGTCTTCCAGTGATCAGCATTTCGAGTTCTTTCGGACTGTATTCAAGAAGAATGTTCTGTGCTACATAGTCAGTTTCATCGATCTCTACGCTCTCGACAGATACTTTGCGATGTTCCAGAACGCGCTTCGCTCCGAGTATGAGCACTGCTGCGATGCGTCCGATGATCTTAGTGTCCTTTGCGACGCGTAGGACTTCATAGACGATATTCTCTGGATCTACGTCTCTGACTTCTGGGATCTGCGAGATCAGTTCAGAGCACATGATGACTGTTGCGACAGTAGGCTTCGAGACTTCGTAGTCTTGTCCTGCGACAGTGAACGTCTCTGATCCGCTTTGCAGGATCGCTTCTGCTGTCTTCGTTTCGATTGTCTTCTTGTTTGCCATGTTGTGTTATTGCTTTGAGAAAATAAAATAGGGAAGCGATCTGCGTGCGTGTCGCTGCCAGATCGCCCCCCAGTTTTAAATTATGGATATTAAAAAGTCGCTGATTTCGGATCAACCTGCGCCAGTGCCGCTACCTCCGCCAGAAGACTGTGCGGATGCAGTCTTAGTGAAGTACGAATACCAGACTCCTGCGTCAGTCTTGTGGAACTTGAACGTCAAGATTGCCTGATTACCGTTCTCCTCTGACCATGCAGGCTGATACACGATCGAACAGTTAGGTGCGGAGATACCGCGAGCACCAACATTCTTTGGAGTCAGCTTGACTTTCCAAGCACCGTCAACGACGTGTGTCTTGATGTCATCAGACGAAGCGATTCCAAGCAGAGTCATCAGCGACTGTGTAGGCTCGATAACAGTTGTTACAAGCTGAACAGTGCCTTCCTGCTCTTCCTCTGCGACTACTTCGCCACCAGTGGCGATCATCTGCATCGTGTTTCCGACTTCGGAAGACAGCGACGAAGAATTGTTCAGAATAGTTCCGATGTCAGTCAGAGTGGGATCTCCCTCTGCGGGGATCAAGCCGATCTCGATCTTACACTTTGACCATGCCATGATTTTCTGTGCCATATTCTTTCAATTTTAAAAAGTTGTTCTTGTATAGTGAATTCTCACATTGATACGAGTCTGTTCTATTTCGTCGAGATCTTCCGAGTACGGTGTCTCTCGCAGTTCAAACAAGTAGTTCACTTCACTGCATTCGTCGAAGAAGTCCTTGACAGCAGCTTCCAGAGTCTCAACGCGTGAAATGTCCGTGATCTTGTCAGATGAAGCATTCTGCGTCATTGGAACGTAGATGTTCAGCAGGACAACACCAGTCTGGAACTGTCCGTCGAGTCCAGAGAGAAAAGCAACGACAGCGTCTTCCGTCTTCGCGTTACGCGGACGCATGCCTTTGCGATAGAGCGTTCCCCCGATCATCGTATTGATAGGACTTGCCTTGATGATGCGGAAGATGTCTTTCTCGATCTGTTTCTCTGTCTTGATCTCGTTCATTTCGTTGTGAATCCTAACTGTTTGAGTAGTTTCGGAACGAGTTCGTCTGCAAGCAGTTCAGCACTTGTCAGTACGTTGTAGCCGTTTCGCTCGACGTATGCTGCGTAGTTCATTCCTGCAACGACGATCAGCGATGTTCCGCTGAATCTCTTTCCGACTTCCTCTAAGTACTTCTTTGCAGTGTCCGCGCCCTTCTTGCCTTGCTTGTACTGCGCAGGCAGTCCGTGCTTGATGATCTTTCCGTCTTCGACGATCGCGTAGCTGATGCTGCTGCGAAGATTGCCAGTCTGATCTTTGTAGTTGCCGTTCTCACGCGCTTCGATGACGCATTGTTCTCCGACATATTCAAGTACGTTGATGAAGACCTTGCGGACTTTTTCGTCGTACTGCTGATCAAAGCTGACGCTGATCGATCCCTTCGGTGTCTGTAACTTGATCGGCATTCTCTATCACACTATGATCTTGATACGATCCAGACTTACGTCCTGCTGATCCTGCACTGCGAATTCTCCGAGATCCGCACCCCTGCGCGTGAGACGTACACGATCAGTCTTAGCGACTTTCCCACGCTCTGCGAGCACGATGTACTGCGCTTGCGTGAAGTGTCCGTCTTGATATGTTCCGCGCTCGTTGCGAGTGTTCGTCTGGATGAAGCAGGGGATCGCGTCGCTCCACGATGCAGAAGCCTTGATAGGCTCTCCGTCTTCGTTGAAAAGCGATGCTCCAGCAGCAGCAGCGATCTTGTATGAGAGAGTTCCGTTCGTGCGCATAGACTACCAGAGTTTCGATCCGTCGTAGATTTCAGACTTTTCATCAGAGAGATATTCAGAAGCGTCCAGACCCGCACGACCGCACCAGAAAGAAATGTTGTTCTTAACTGATGCCATGTCGATAGAAGTCGAAATGCCGCCCTCGCTGCGTGAAGTCTCGACCCAACCTTTGACGATCAGAATTGCGCACTCCACTATGGCAGCAAAATTCGTAGACTGTGCTTCTGCGTCTGGATTAAGATCGTGATCTTCCAAGATGTCGTTCAAGACATCGTCATCAACATAGCAAGTGTTGCATATCAGCTTGCACTTCGCTCTGACCGCTTCTGAATACTTACGAGCCATACCTTATTCCTCGGTTTTGAGTGTGTAACAACCTCCGATTTCGGTAATCACTGGCAGAGACAAAGACTGTGCCTTTGTGAACTCTGTCTGGCGAGAGTTCTCCTTTTCGCCAACACCCCACTGCGATACGCGGATGCGTCCGTAGTTAGAGTAGGCTACTCCTGCTTCCTGCTTCAACTCGTTGTCAGCATAAGCGTTCTTTACGAGTCCAAGCTTTCCGTCTGGAACGAAGACAAGATTCTTGTCGTTCCAAGCGTCGATCTCTGTGACGGTCGTTCCGTTCTTTACGCGGACGTGACGACGCATCTTCTTGAACAAAGGAAGCTCGTTCTCTTCCAGATAGCTGTTCAGCTGATTCAGAGTCAGAACACCGTACATCTTGTCAGATCCTACGACTGCACGACGCAGCTTAGAAGTCTTCAACATGTATGCGATCTTCGAAGGTGCAGCGAGAATGTACTTAGGAGCAACTTTGCCCTCTGCTTTCTCGACCATAGCCATGATGTCTTCCAGACAGTCTACGCTGTCCTTGTTGGCTTCCGTCCACTGCGTTGTTGCAGTAGCGATGTTTTCAAGCGGCTGATTGAAGTTGATCTGTCCGCGAACACCGCCCTCTGGGTTGGTCGTGTTGTCGAAAGTAAACTTACCCTCGTTAGAGAGAGCACGCAGGAAGATCATGTCGATCTTAGCGCGTACAGAGTTCACTGGATCGGTAACTTGACCCCACATGATCTTGACGAGTTCCTTCTTTGCGGTTTCGTCGCTGATCGTCTTAGAGTCGAGAATAGAGAGCACCTTACGATACTCCTGCACAGTCATAGTGCGAGTGATAGCGTGCAAGAACACCTTGTTCGCGAAAGTCTCCAGACCCTCTGAACTCAAAACAGACTCGTTAGAGTTGTCGCCCAGAGTCGGAGCAGCGATCGTGATGTTGTACTTGCCCATGAGTTCCTCGAAGTTCAGTCCGATTGTAGGAGTGTCCCACTCCAAGAAGTCCTCGAACTGGACTTTGTCGAACAGTTCCTTATGCAGCTTCGACGCAGCGTCGAAACGTGCTTTCACCTGACGAACGAGATCGCCAAAAAGTGAAGAATAGATAAATTCCTTCATAACTTTCTTCGTTGTTTAGTTACTGTTTGATAATCTTGATTGTGTGATTACCCTTCAAGCAGATACCGCCCTCGTCGAGCCAGTCAGCAGGGAATGCAGGAATCACGTCCTTGATCACGATAGCGTCGTAAGCAACGTCCAGAGTCGGGAAGTCGATCGTGTCATCGATCTTCTTGTCAGCACCAAGCACAGCATTCGGAGTGTACTTTGCAGCAGGGGTTACACCGTCGCCAGTCGCATTGTCGGACTCTACGAGAATGTCATCTGCTGCCACACCAGTCAACGCGGCTTCAACAGTGATCACGTCGTATGATTCGTTAGAGTGATCGATCGCAGTGATCTTCTTTGCGAGTGACCCACCGTAGACCTGCACGTAGTCGTTTACTTCGAAGTAGTTCTCCTTAGAGACACGGATCTTAGTCGTAGTGCCGCCAGTGATGACAGTGCCATGCTTAACGACAGCAACAGTAAGATCGTCTGGGAAGATCTGCAAGAAGGTGGCACGGATCAGTTCAACTCCGTTGCTGATCGTGTTCAGAAGCTTGTAGCCTGCGGGCAGGATCTTCGCTTCGCCTCTCCAGAAACGCTGAAACGTTCCTTTGAAGCTTTCTTTAGCCTTAAATTCTACAGCCATTGTTTTTGAAGTTTAAATTAGACATTGAGTTTACTGTTCGGGCAAATTCTTTACCCAGTCTTCCGCTTCTGCTGCGATTGCGGCTTCCTCTGTTGCACGGTCGCCTGCTGCGTCTTTCGGAAGAAGTTTGTTGTTGACGAGATCCTGCTTGAACTCTGTCAGCTGCTTGCGAGCGTCCGCGTCATCAGCGATTGCGTAATTCTTCATCAAGTAGTCTGGAATTCCGAGTTCCTTCGCGATGCCTGCGATTTCAGATGCACGGTCAGCGGACTTTTTCTCGTTCTTCAACGCTGCGTTTTCGTCTTGCAGCGTCTTGATCGTCTTGTCATTCTCCGCTTTCCATGTCTTGAACCATTCTGGCATGTCCTTCGACGGATCTTCTTTCTTGCCCTTCGTCTCATCTTCTAATTTCTTAGAATCTTCCTCGAATTGCTTCTTTGCAGCCTGCACCTTGCGCGTTGTCTCGCCTTGCATTGCTTTGCCGATCTCTGCGAATGTGTTCACTGCTTTCGTGATGTCTTCGTCACTGGCATCATCCTTCAAGCCCTTGCTCGCTGCTGAAACAAGCGATTCAATTGCTTCTTCTGACAATCCGTAGTCCTTGACTGCGTCTTGTAATTTTGCTTTGACTTTTTCCTTCATTTTTTGAATTTGAGTTTTAAGTGAATGAAAATTCGTTGGCGAAAATACATAAAAAATTTCTTAATGGTGCTTATTAAACACTGCTATTTTTGTTAAATCGCGTTAATTTTAAATATTTCAGAGTGGGATTTTTCTCAAAAAGTTTGCAAATAACAAATATATTCCATAATTTTGCAAGCAGAAAAGTAATTCATCAAAAAATTCAGAGCAATATGTTACAGTCAGAGTTTACACAGCGAACAAAGATTAATGTCACAGCAGACATGTTCGCACAGATTCATGAAGACTACATGAAGTCGAATCTCGACAAAGACGCTTTCTGCGCACAGTGGAAGCGCAAGAATTCAGAGTCAGCAACGCAGGATCTTGTCGATCAGATCCAGTCGCTTCGTCAGCAGCTTGCAGAAGAAAAGCAGAAGCGTGAAGCGGAGCGCGAGCACGCACAGAAAGAACTTCTGGACGCGCTTCACAAGCGTTCAGCGTTGGAGAAAGAATTGATCCGTATCTTCGACATCGAAGGCGACTACAAAGCTATTCACGCTATGGAACAGCGGATCATGAACAACTACTATCAGAAGTAATTATTAACGTCTAAAATCAAAGCAATATGAATCCAGAGTATTTCAACGAAGCAGTAGCTATCATCAGTCAGTCACTTTCATGCGAAGTGAAGTTCAACACACCAGTCAACGACAACTACTCGAACACTTATCCGATCTTGATCATCGAGTCGAACGGAAAAGTGATCGACGATCTGCACAAAGCAGGATTCTCTATGAGTATGACAAAGAAAGGTCTCGCAGTAGATAAGTTTTAGTATTAACAAGAGCGTCTGGATCTCGCGTCTGGACGCGCACAATCATCAAAGCAATATGGAAAAGCAGTATCAAATCACGCTCACAGAGCAACAGTACAAGT